TTATTCAGCTATCGGATTAAACTTCACCGCATCCTGCAAGTAATCGGGCGCAAGATGGGCATAAATCATCGTGGTCTGGATCTTCGCGTGACCCAGAATTTTTTGTAGCGTCAGAATGTTGCCGCCGTTCATCATGAAGTGGCTGGCGAATGTGTGGCGTAGTGCGTGAACGGCCTGACCATCAGGAACGGCGGGCGCGATCTCTTTGATGGCATCACGTACCAACGAGTAATCCAGCGACGGAAACACCAGTTTTCCGCCCCGCTTCTTGATTTTTTTAAACAACGTTTCAGAAACGGGGACGGTACGGTTTTTGCTGTTCTTGGTATTCGAATAAGTGATGCGGCAATGGTGAACGCGGCGCTGTTCCAGTGCGACCACCTCACCCCACCGCGCACCGGTTGCCAGCAGAATTTCGGCGGCCAGCCGTTCATTGACGGAGTCGGCCAGCTTCTCAAGCAGCATGAAGCACTCCTTTTTGCTGAGATAGCCCATTTCCCGCTCGTCAACCTTCATTCCTTTAAGGCCGTGTACCGGGTTGTCGTGCAGAAAGTGGCCGGACGAAATCAGCGCTGAAAACATTGCGCCGAGTGCGCCAATCTCCCGGTTAATTGTGCTGGGCTTTACCCCCTGCTCCACCCGTGCTATCCGCAGCTCAGTCAGCATAGTGGCGTCAAGTTTATGCACACCCGGATCACCCATCACCTCACAGGTGCGTAACAGTTTCAGGTGCGAGTTACGCCCGGATTTCATTAGCTGGCCATGATACTTCCACCACAAATCAATTAGCGCAGACAATGGACGGCGATCGGCGGGCGTTCCCTGCCAGTTGTTATTGTGTTGCTGCGCCAGAACCCACCGTTCATATAAAACCGCGTCAGATTTTGTTTTGAATTTTTGCGAATGCGTCTGCCCTTACGTCCCTCCGGGCGCATATCCAGCAGGTATCCTCCTGCAATTGATTTGATCCCCATCCCTTACAACCTCAACGTAACAATGCCACCATGCCCCCAGCGCTCCATTATCAGTCGTGCCGTGTACCAGTCTTGCGGGGTCTTTGTGAACGAAATGTGACATCGCACCCATTAGGGGAGAGAGAGGGACTTATCTGTCCGGCCGCTTCGTTAGTTTCATCACTCATCAGCCAAGTCGTGTATTTTTTGAGTTGTGGATGCATCGTTACTTTGAGTAAAACTTCGGTCCCTACCCCCCTAATTCCTGTTTCGTACTGCTTGACCGTACCAACCGCAATACCTATTAAATCCGCAAACTTAGCCTGACTTAGCCCCTCAGATTCCCGAATTGTCTTTTAATTTATTCGAAATTTCTATTGACATGGTGTGCACCTGATTACTATATTGGTTATCAGTTGAGTACCACTTGACGCTAGAAAAGCCACAAATAGCACCAGATTTAACAGGTTAACACATCATGGCGAAGGTCTTGAATATATACGAACAAGTTGATATCGAGCGTTTGTCGGCGCTCTACCCATACCGTGATAAGCATGGAAATCCGGTACTGGAAGAAAGCCTGGAAGATTATGCGAAGCGCACCAATCAGACCGCTAATGCAGTGAAAAGACAGGCTGACAGGCTAGCGCTCCCCATTCTCCAGAATGAGAAAAACGCAAAGCGCCGCGTAAATCTTTACGCGCTTTTTCTGAAAACCATTAGGCACGCAGAAAATACGTAAAAATGACGGAATAACGGTTATATGCCTGGGAAAAACACAGCAATAAGAGCGTGAAATTCGGCGACATACGCCGGAAATATGAAACGGCATTAGCAAAAGGGTTACACCCTATACTTTTAGCGGCGATCGCTTACTTACTGGTGTTTTGGTTACTCAAATAAACGAGGTCAAAAATTAGCACATTAATTAAAAACGTCCCCATCGCCAGAGCGGGAAAGATTATAGACGGTCGTGAAATCACGCGGTCAATGCTTGAACATTGCGTAGAGACGTTTAACACTGATTATTATCAGCCAAATATAGGTGAGTTTATTGGCAATCCAATGGTGACTATCGACATTAAAAATCAGGGAAAAATAGAGCGTCTGACACTGAAAGGCGACACGTTATTTGCTGATATTGAAATGTACATGCCCATAGCCGATGTAAAAAAGTTGTGCCAGTTTCCGGCTATTGCATACAGAAACTACGAAGACATAAAAGCAGCAGCATTAATGTACGTAGCTCTTACTGAACTCCCTAACCGCAAAGACTGCATCGCCCTTAACGATTGCGAAATGAGAGAGATATAAACACTACAGCAGAAACCACACCCCGATCGGGCGGGTTATCACGGCACTTTTTCACACTGTGAGGATGATGTTATGAGGAAACACACGGCAGAACAGGTAAACGAGTTCTTACAGGGGTATCACTTCGATAATGAAGTTAACCCCAGAGCCAGGAAAACACACTTTGAAGTTATGAAGTGCGGAATATTTAGTGTCCGTAATACCTTGTTTTACTCAAAAGATACAGATGCGAGCAAAGACCTTAAAGAACTTAACTGGATAGCAAAACAATTAACTGACGGCGTCGTCCCCGCCCCGTCAGTATTACGGAGTGATAACAATGAATATCAGTTATTCATTCACCATTCCAGAATCAATAGCCGTTATATCACTGGCCGCATTAATTATGTTTATGGCCGTGTGGATATTGATGTTTTTTGACACATGGAGACAAAGAAGAAAGTATTCACAGCTTAAAAAACAAATGAATTTAACCGAAAAGAGGGAAACAAAATGGACGCCACCACAAGGCAAAGAATTGTAGCAGCCGGAATCATCACAAAAGCAGCGGAGACACTGCAAATTGCCAATATGAGGCTTGCAAATCATGAATATCTGGTTGTCTCCGCAGAATTAATGGAAACAGCAAGGAGTTTAAAAACAGTAGCCCGACAATTAAGGGAATTACACGACCTGACTGAATAACTGATTAATTGACCTGGTTCATTTAAACACCGCTCACGCGGCGGGATTCGTACACCCCAAATAAAGGAAATAATAATGATTAACCAAAATAAAACCCTTACCGAAAGAGCATTAATCGGCGCTCGTTTTTTTGCGTATGCACGCCGAAGGAATGTCTGAAGACGATGATTTTTTTTATCGCACTAATATCTGAACCTCACGTCATCGCCGCTAACGCCATCGAACAGCTCGTTAAAGAGAACGAAGAACTACGCGCCCAGCTCGTCGCCTTCCAGAAAGCAGCTAACCCCGCTGTTGCCGTTGACCTGGCAAGCGGCCCGGATACCACAGCCTGTTACACGCCTTTCGTAATAGGTACTCGCGTATGCCTGAAAGCGAACCCTGACCAACGCGGAACAGTAGTCGGTAGCTCTATCAGTTCATACACCGAGCATCGGTATTACGTCCGCTTCGACTCCGAATTTGAGGATAACCGCTGGGTAAAGGCCAGGAACCTGGAATTAGCCCCCAACAAATGAAGCTAATTATCCCCGATCGCTACCGCCAGAACAGGAAGAAGCCACGGGGAAAGCCGGAGCGGGCAGCAAGAGTGGCATACAACCGCCTGCTGAATGATGACTGGTCGCATGTGCGTCGGCTGGAACGAGTACCGCCAGCCCGCGTAATCAACGTCATGTACCGCTATCGGCTGTTAAGTCTGGACGAAGGCCAGACATGGGAACTGCTTAACCATAACGAATACGTGAAGAGGATTAGACGATGCTAAAGATGAAATTCAAACCCCGCTTTGTTGAGGCATTCGCCAGCGGCCAGAAGACAACCACGCTCCGCATGATGGACTTTCGCTGCTTCCCGTCTGACCATGATACAGACAAGTTTTTCCATCAGGAAAGGCTGTCAGAAGATATTACCATCCCTGATTACAGCGCTGGCGCAACCCTGATTTTTGATAAAGGAACGGTATTTACCCGCGTATCTGACCTTGACGGCCTGTTAAAAAGACAGCCCTGCCAGCCCCTGAGCAATATCGAACTGGTCACGGAAACCGAAGACGGCGAATGGGTTCCGTTCGCCATCGCCTTCATCGCGGACATTTCCGTCATAAAGGGCGACCAGATAACCGACCAACACGCCATCACAGACGGCTTTAACCCGGCAAATCATCCTCGTGCCGAACTCTTCGTATTCATGCGGGACGTTTACCCCAACAAAGACCCGCTAAACGAAATGTACTGGCTGTACACCTTCACCAACATTCAGATGTTGCCGCAGTGGGGAGGTGCAGTATGAACATGAAACTCACCAGATGGGTGGTATTCGAACTTGTGCCTGGCGGGGACATATTGCATATCCACGAAGACCTTATCGACTGGAACAGATCGCTACTGGATGACATCTACACGCCGCATGAAGAGCGTTATGTGTTCCTGATTAATGGCGTGCAGTACCGCGCCTGTAATATCGCTATTGAAGGGAGGATCGAACCAGCACCAGAAACCACACCACACACTGAACTCTCGCCACGCGAGGAATACGAGCAATACGGTCAGTGGGGTGGCGTATGAAAGCCTGGAAAAGTTCGCCGTTAATCTGGGCGGGAAGTAAATACCGTACCCTGAGCAGACTTCTTAATAACGAACGCCTGCCCCGTTCTGGCGGTTGTCTGGTTGAACCGTTCGTGGGTAGCGGCACCGTATTTTTAAACACCGATTACCAGCGCTATGTGTTGTGTGACAGCAACGAAGCGCTGATCAACTTTTTCATCACCCTGACCACATGCACGGAAGAACTGATTAACGAAGCCAGGCCGTTATTCAGCGCGACCAACAGCGAGGCATATTACCAACTCAAGGGAAAATTCAACGAAACCGCATTAAAGCGGGATCGCAGCTATGAAGACTGCCTGAATCTGGCGGCGCTGTTCCTGTACCTGAACCGCCACAGTTTCAACGGCGTCTGGCGCACCAACAAAAAAGGAGAGTTCAACGTACCGTTCGGGCGCAAGAAATATCGTTTCCCCGAAGAAGAAATGTGCCAGTTTGCCGAAAAAGCCCGCAGAACCCGCGCGGAGTTTTTATGTGTGGATTTCCGCCGCACACTCCGGGCGCAATATCTGCTCACATCTCCTGACACGGTAATTTACTGCGATCCGCCCTATCTGCCCGAAAGTAAAACCGCAGATTTCCGCAGTTACACCGCAGCCGGTTTTACGCCTGATGACCATCGCGATCTCGTCTCGTATCTGCTCGACGCCAGTCAGGATTACGGCGCAAGAGTCGTGATTTCCAACAGCGACACCAAAGAGACCCGCGCAATTTATGCGCCATTCAAACTGCATCGCCTGAATGTTCACCGTTCTGTCAGTGCCAACGGCCAGCGACGCGGAAAAGCCGCTGAAGTGATCGGCGTACTGGATGGCCGGGAGAGGTATGTAAGCGCACCACGCCGGGCGGGAAAGACATTCTCCGCCGCAATGGAGGCTGCGTCATGATTCATCTGAAACCTATGGGAACGCCGGGGAAATGCCCGGCACATCTTCGCGCCTGGACAGCAGAAGAAGATGAGTTGCTGGTAAACCTGTATCCGCATATGACAAGCGCTCAAATAGCCACCATGCAGGATCGCAGTATTAAAGCGGTAGAATGCCGCGTACATATTTTACAGAATATGGGGCGCCTGACCCGTAAGAAAGTAAAGCTTACATCAGAACAGCGTTCCTTCATTCGCGCTAATAATTTCAAAATGACAGCCAGGGAAGTTGCTGATGCGCTGGGCATACCAATTAACACCGTCTGGAAAGAAATCAGAAGACAGAATATCAGTTATCGTAAATACGGAGATTTCCACCATTCCACAAAACACCCGGACAGCGATATAGAACTTATTCGCCAGTTACGCGACGAGTACAACCTGACATTCAGGGAAATAGGCGAAAAATTTGATATATCGGCTGATCACTGCCAGCACATTTACCACCGCCGCCATACTGCCATTGACGCCATCGCAAGGGAGTGCCTCCCGCGATGACCACGCACAAAAACCGCTTGCTGCCATCCGCGCTCATGGGTTACATTTCCCCAGCACCTCATAAAACGGGTGCCGGGAATTCCACCCCGCTGGATACAAAGGCGCACAACCGCGCGAGCGGTTTTTTTACGTGCGAAGCATCGTCACATCTTTTTCGCATTATGGTGGGGCGTGCAGGGCCGACTTCGGTCGGGCCGGTTTCCTTTGTTCCCGGTAGTGGAATCCCTGTACGTCTCACCACCCCAAGCATTCCACCTTTGGGCGGTGAGTTAACTTCATCACCGAACAAAGGTTACTCATCATGGCCAATCGCAAACCACGCCGTACCCGCGCTGACGTCGAGCGCATCCATACCCAGACCGAAATCAACCGCCGCCTGTACCGCGCGCACAATCTGGCGTATTTCCTGCGTATCGAAATGCTCTCCGGATCTGTTGACGCACCGAATCTATGGTTGCCGTCAGTCCTGGACTACATCGCCGACGATATCGGCGATGTTCAGGCGCTACTTAACAAGCCAGCGCGCACCGTGTAACCCCTCCATTCGCCCCGGTTCTTCCGGGGCCTTTGTGCATCCTGTTAACCGGGAGGTCTGGCTATGACCGTGACCAGGGGACGCTGCGCACCAACACCCCCGCCGCCGTATCCTGGCAAAGACCAGGATATGACGGCTTACCTGTATCCGTGGAACAGCCCGGACTACGACGCCGCAGCAGCAAATGAACTTACCCCGGAACCCGTCACCACCAGTGACGACCGGGGCGACCCGTCATTGTGTTTTGAATATCTGACGCCAGACGGCGAGCGCCGCACGCTCACGTATGAAGAACTTCAGGAGTTGTGCAATACCCCCCTGGAAAATCGCGGCCTTATTGAGCAGGAAAAAGCCGCCGAAAAAGAGCGTGAGAAGCGCGAAAAATACCTGCGCCGCCGTCTGCAATCACTGCCGGGGATCATTCGCCGCCGTTTTGCCCTGAAACTGGCCGCACTCGACGGGGAAAGCCCGGAACGCGCGGTTAAGTGGCTGTTTGGCACCTTTGAGCGTCACATACTGCGCCGCGTTGAGATGGTCAACGTGCAGTATCACCCGTGTGACGCACTCCCCGCACTGTTGTTACCCATGCGTGACGACTTTCATTTACTGCCGTGGGCCGACAAAAAGAAACTCAGACGCATGGCGTATACGCTTTCCAGACTCATGAAAACGGAGTTTGAACGCCAGTTTGACTATCAGTACAGCCAGACCGAAGACCTGGAGTTCTCCGTACTGGACGCCTACGGCTGTATCGCCAGCAAGGCCCGCGCCCTCAATATTGCGATCCCCGGATGGGATAAGTACAGCAAGGAAGAACTCGACGCCGAAGAGGCGTTGCGGGCTGCTGGTCGTCTCCAGGCGGAAAAATGGTGGCTGGGTAAGCTGAAGCGTATTCACGACCGCTGGCGCGAACACCTGATGATAGCGGCGGGCTATGTCAGTAAGCAGGCCTCTCCGAAATGTTCGGAGCCGTGCCTGAAAGAGTGGCTGGCACAGCAAAAGGCTAACATGGCCTGGCTGCACAAAATGGAGCTGGAAGACAAAGACACCGGCGAGCGTTCGCCGCTGATCGATAAAGTACTGGCGAGCACGTCTAACCCCAGAATCGCCCGCATGGAACTGACCACCCGCGCGGCCGGTTTTCAGGATATCGCTGACGAAATGGGGCTTATCGGGATGTTTTTCACCCTGACGGCCCCCTCGTCGTACCACTCAACCCGCATCAAAGACGGGAAGCGCAACGACAAATACAACGGGGCCAGCCCCAGAAAAACCCAGAAATATCTTTGCAGGGTCTGGTCGCGTGTTCGTGCGGCCTGGCAACGCCGGGGCATTCGCACGTTCGGATTTCGTACCGTGGAACCCCACCATGACGGCACGCCACACTGGCACATGGTGTTGTGGTTTAAGCCTGAAGATCTGGAAAAAGCAACAACAGTGTTTCGCGAATATGCCCTGGAGGAAGACGGCGACGAACCGGGAGCAGAAGACTACCGTTTTGAAGCGGTTCAGGAAGATAAAAACCGGGGCCGCGCCGTAGGCTACATCGTCAAGTACATCTCGAAAAATATCGATGGTCACGGCCTTGATGGCGAAGTGGACAAAGAGACCGGTAAACCACTCAAGGAAGAAGCCAGACGCGTGAAGGCGTGGGCCTCCCGCTGGAATATTCGCCAGTTTCAGCAAATCGGCGGCGCACCCGTCACCATCTGGCGTGAGCTGCGCCGCCTAGGCGATCGTGAACTGGTGTTATCACCGGAGGTCGAAGCCGTTCGCGCCGTGGCGGATGCGTCAGACTGGCAGCACTACACCATGTATCAGGGCGGGCCGTTCGTTGCCCGCGACGATCTCACCGTTCGCCTGTACTATAGCCACACCGAAAACGGCAATGATTACGGCGACACGGTATCAAAAATAGAGGGGGTTTACAGCCCGTTTTCGGACGCAGAAGACCTCATCTACACCCGCACCGCAAGCTACAACATCGTGCCGAAACTGAATCCGGCACCGGGCGGGGTTTTGCCTTTAACAGGCCGCGAAGCGGCCCCTTGGAGTTCTGTCAATAACTGTACGCAGCCCCTAGAAGGTGGCGAAAAAAGAGATAGCAAGCCGACAGAACTTCCGCGAAATATTGACGATTTACGACAATATTCCCGCCAGCAGCGACAGGAAATCGCCGACCGCCTGAAACGTGAACCCCGGTTAAGTGCAGATGCAGCATTCGCCGCCACCGTCAACAGCATGAAAACCGCCATTAACGATACTTCCGCCACCCAGTGGGGGCCGGAAGTGAAAGCCGCTTACCACGAATTTATTGATCTGACGCCGGAAGAACAGGCGGAACACTGGCGGGAAAAACTCCATGAAGAGGCCCTGCAACGTGCGGCCAGCTACGCCAGCGCCGACGCTATCTATCAGCAGAAGAAAGCCGAAGCCGTTCGTAATTCAGAACAACGCACTGGCGGTAAGAAACAGGAACGGCGGATATCTGAAACATCCGGCACCCAACGCACCCTTCACAACCTGTTAGCCCGATGGCAGAAAGCCACAAGGGGGAAAAATGCGTAGTTTTATTCTCGACCTGACGCCGGAACGCTGGGAAAAACTGAAAGCCAGCCCCGGAAACTTCCCGATAACCGAAGCGGATCTCCCGTCTCAGCCGGAACCCGGCGACACGCTCATTATCAGACACCTGCTACCCAACGGGAGGGGAATTATCGACCTGGGCGAGTGCGTCATTGCCAGCGCGGAACCCGTAACCAACCATCCCCACCGCTACCGGCTGAAAGTGACCTTCAACATGACACCGGAACAGGTGAAACAGCGCTACGGTTGCCCGTTTACGCCACTATCTGACATGCTACGTAAATACCAGGAAGAAAAAGAGCGCGTAAAGCTGGAAAAAGCACGCCGGATACTTGCTTCTAAGGTAAAGGTTGCTACAAAAATTTTATAGCAGAAGGTTAAGCGGACCGGTAAGCCCTGCATACAGTCAGGGCTCTATTTTTATCAGTTCCACCCGGTGATGTTGCTGCGGGGATTATCCATGTCCACCATTACCTCCTCGCCCACCATGACCCGTACCACTGCCGTTTCCACCTTTACCACCATTACCTCCGTTATGTCCTGAAGACGCGTTCCCGCCATCTCCACCTCGACCTCCATTACCTCCAGGACCGCCATTTCCTCCATTACCCCCGTTTCCGTTCATTCCTCCATGTCCACCGTTGCCACCATTACCACCAATCCCCCCGTTACCACCATCACCACCATTTGCCCCTTTGCCTCCATGTCCTCCTCTTCCACCATTTCCACCAATGCCTCCATCCCCGCCCCTACCTCCGTTCTGACCAGGACCACCGTCAGCACCCGGTGAACCATCATGTCCTAAACCACCATTATGACCTGCGGGGGCATCCCCCGTTGCGGCATTAACATGAGGCGTCCAAAAAAAAGCCAGAGCTAAAAATGGTAATGACAGACCCACTTTTTTTATAATACTCATGAGACGATTTAATCCCATAACCCACCACTTCCGCCTTTTCCACCCTGTCCACCATTTCCACCATTTCCACCGGAACCACCATCACCACCGGCACCACCATGACCTAATACACCGCTATCACCGCCGTCACCGCCATTGCCACCATTGCCACCATTGCCACCATTACTTGCCGTCCCCCCAGCCTTACCGCCTTTCCCTCCCTTACCACCATGATGACCATTTCCATCTGCACCATTTTTTCCATCAACGGCTATATGGTGAGCGCTTTTATTCTCATGAATATTTTTTTGAACCTCTGCCGCAAAGGTAGTCCCGATAAAAAATGAACATAACGACAATAAAATAACAACTGACCTACTCATAATCTGCCCCCATGCCCTTTTCCGCCATTATGGTTTCCGGATCCATTACCATTTCCGTTCCCGTTTCCGTTACCATTACCTGTGCCGTTACCGCTATTATTTCCCTTATTTGAGCCATTACCATTATGACTCCCATTACCATTCCCGTTATGACTGCTGTTTCCGGCTCCATTGCCGTCATTACCACCATGTCCCCCATTCCCACCATTTCCGCCATGTCCACCAAAAGCGCCACCATTTCCTCCGGGGCCACCTGCCCCACCAT